TAAGAAAAACGTTGCAGCAGGATTCTACGACAAGGAATTGCTAGAAGCATATTCTGAAGATGAATGGGATCGCATTAACAGTTTTATTCGTCACGATCGTGACGAACAATTAACTTATGCTGCTATGGAACAGTTCCGCGGCAAGTACCTAGTACAAAACCGTGTGACCAAAGAAATCTTTGAAACACCGCAGGTTGCTTATGCGTTAATCGCTGCTACCTTATTCCAAAGTTATCCACGCGAATCACGCATGATGTGGGTACGTGATTATTACGATGCTGTAAGCACACATCAAATTAGCCTACCAACTCCGGTGATGGCAGGTGTGCGCACACCACAGCGTCAATTTAGTTCCTGTGTGTTAATTGAAACTGACGACAGCCTAGATTCAATTAATGCCACTGCTGCTAGCATTGTAAAGTATGTTAGTCAGAAAGCAGGCATTGGTCTAGGCGCAGGACGCATTCGCGCACTAGGATCACCTATTCGCAGTGGCGATGCTTATCACACAGGCGTTGTGCCTTTTTACAAGTTGTTCCAAGCAGCCACACGTAGTTGTTCACAAGGTGGTGTGCGTAATGGCGCAGCCACACTATATTTTCCATTATGGCACTATGAAATTGAAGACCTAATGGTTCTAAAGAACAACAAAGGTACCGAAGACAATCGTGTACGCCACATGGACTATGGTGTACAGTTCAACAAACTAATGTACGAGCGTCTACTGACCGGCGGAGACATTACATTGTTTAGCCCGCATGATGTTCCTGAAATGTATGAAGCATTTTTTGCCGATCAAGATCGTTTTAAAGAACTCTACGAAAAGGCAGAAAAGAATTCTAAACTACGTAAGAAAACTGTTAAAGCCATTGACTTGTTCTCAGCGTTTATGCAAGAGCGCAAAGACACAGGCCGCATTTACTTACAAAACGTTGACCATGCTAACACACATGGTTCGTTTAAACCTGAAGTTGCACCAATCAAGCAGTCAAACCTTTGCTGCGAAATTGACTTGCCAACCAAGCCACTAAACGATATTCACGATGTTGAGGGTGAAATTGCTTTGTGCACTCTAAGTGCTATTAACTGGGGTGTGTTCAAAGATCCTGAGGACATGGAAAAAGCATGTATCCTTGCAGTACGCGGCCTAGACGAACTACTAAGTTATCAAAGTTATCCTATCCTAGCAGCAGAGATTGCTACACGTAATCGTCGACCACTGGGTGTTGGTATTATTAACTTTGCTTACTGGTTAGCCAAGAATGATCTAAGTTATAGTGATCCGGCTGCCTTAGAAGTCACAGACCGTTGGGCACAACATTGGTCATATTACTTAATCAAAGCGTCGGCAGACTTAGCCAAGGAAAAAGGCAAGTGCCCGTTAAACGAACAAACCAAGTACGGCGATGGCATTCTTCCTGTGGACACATACAAGCGCGAAGTCGACGAACTTGTACCACACTCTGATGTAGTTGACTGGGCAGGCCTACGTGAGCAACTAAAGACCACTGGCATTCGTAACTCAACACTAATGGCACTAATGCCAGCAGAAACAAGTGCGCAGATTTCGAACTCAACCAACGGTGTCGAACCACCACGTAGTTACGTTAGTATCAAGCAGTCCAAAGACGGTGTACTCAAGCAAGTTGTTCCTGAGTTCCGCAAACTTAAGAACAAGTACGAATTACTATGGAATCAAAAGTCGCCTGAGGGCTATTTAAAACTAATGGCAATCTTACAAAAGTATGTGGACCAAGGTATCAGTGTTAACACAAGTTACAATCCACAGTTCTTTGAAGATGAAAAGATTCCGATGAGTGAAATGCTCAAACACTTAGTCTTATGCTATAAGTTTGGGCATAAACAGCTCTACTACTGCAATGTTTACGATGGGCAAGGAGAAATCAACATCGATTCTTTAATCCAAAAATCTACCGAGCCGCAACTTAGCGATATTGATTGTGATTCTTGCAAGATTTGACAGACGTTACTAAATATAAGCAATGATACTAGTAAGGTTGCTTATATTATGTCTGGATTTATCTACGAATGGGTTAACAAAATTAACGGTAAAAAGTACATTGGGAGTCACGCTGGCGATATAAACGATGGGTATGTTGCTAGCGGACCGATTTTTTTACGTGCAATACAGAAATATGGTATTGAAAATTTTGAACGAACGATTTTAGAAGTTGTCGACAACAACTCAAAATTAAAAGATCGAGAGCAGTATTATCTAGATAGGGTCGATGCCGCCAATAATAGAATGTATTATAATGTTAAACCAGTTGCTGGCGGCGGGTTTGAGTGTATTAATACAAATCCATCTTTGGTTGCTGCAAATACAGAAAGATGTAAATGGATGACTCATTTAAGTCCAAGGTTTAAAGGAAAAAAACACACACCCGAATCATGGAAGACGACACGAGACGCATGGAAAGATTGGGCAGACAAAAATTTAAAGAAACCGGTATTACAGTTTGATCTCGAGATGAATTTAATACAAGAGCATGAAAGCATTTCGGCTGCTGCAAAGTTTGTAAACGGCAGCCCGAGTAATATCAAATATACAATCGAAGGAACCTTTGCAACAGCATACGGGTATAAATGGAAATATAAGGAAAAACAATGAGCGTTTTAAATTTAAAAAAGAATCGTGATCACACGAAAGCCACTGCCTTCCTTGACAAAGACGGCAGCGTTGGTATGCAACGTTATGAAACAATGAAGTATAAGCAGTTTGACAAACTAACTGACAAACAACTTGGCTTCTTTTGGCGTCCTGAAGAAGTTGATCTTGGACACGATAGCAAAGACTTCAAAGATCTAACTCCTTTTGAGCAACACATCTTTACGTCAAACCTCAAGCGTCAAATTTTGTTAGACTCGGTACAAGGTCGAAGCCCTAACCTTGCGTTTCTTCCACTGGCATCAATTCCTGAATTAGAAACATGGATCGAAACTTGGGCGTTTAACGAAACCATCCACAGTCGCAGTTACACACATATCATTCGTAACGTTTATCCTGACCCATCAAAGATCTTTGACGAAATGCTAGACGTTGAAGAAATCGTTAACTGTGCACGTGACATTACCAAGTACTACGATGACTTAATTGAGTACTATGATTTTTATAAAGTATTAGGCCCTGGTAATCACACAGTCAATGGCAAGAATATCAGTATCAGTGAATACGATCTCAAGCGTAGACTATGGATGGCTGTTAACTCTGTAAACGCACTCGAAGGCATTCGCTTTTACGTTTCGTTTGCTTGTTCATGGGCTTTTGCTGAACTCAAGAAGATGGAAGGCAACGCTAAGATTATTAAACTCATTTGCCGCGACGAAAACCTACATCTAGCATTTACTCAAACGTTAATTAAACTTCTACCTAAGGACGATCCAGACTTTGCCCGTATTCAAGAAGAAACACGCGGCGACTGCGCTGCAATGTTTGAAGCAGCAGTCGAACAAGAAAAATCCTGGGCACATTACTTGTTTAAAGATGGTTCGATGATTGGTCTCAACAAGCAATTGCTTTGCGACTATGTTGAATGGATTGCCCATAAGCGTATGAACGCAATCGGTTTGCCACACAAGTACAAAGGTGGATCTGACCCACTACCTTGGACGGCTAAATGGATTGCTGGTGCAGAAGTACAAGTTGCACCACAGGAAACTGAAATCTCGTCTTATATCATCGGTGGTACCAAACAAGACGTTGATTCAAATACATTCTCTGGACTAAGTTTATAATGCTAACTGTTTACTCTAAGACACAATGTCCAAATTGTGTCCATGCTAAGAATTTCCTCACTGCCAAGGGCATTGAGTTTGAAGAAAAGAATATCGAAAACGACTACGAAGCACGTGAGTTTATTCTTGAACAAGGGCATCGTAGCGTTCCGCAGATCTATTTAGGTGATAGATTATTTGTCGAAGGTGGGTGGACAGGTTTAAGTACAATGACCAAGGAAGAAATCGAAGAATCCATGGCATTCGGCGAGAGCCTTGATACCAAAAACTTAGGAACACTATGAACTTAGAAATTAACGAGATTTACACACTTAAACTTAACTCTAGCGAAGAACTAGTTGTTAAGATTGTTGACAATTTTGACAACTACATTGAAATTACAAACCCTATTGCCGCTGTTCTAACTCCGCAAGGGCTACAATTAATGCCTTGTATGTTTAGTTCAAATATGGACAAAAATGTCCAACTAAATAAGAACAGTATTGCTATGGTTGCGGAACCACGCGAAGATATTCGCTCAAAGTATTTAGAAGCCACCACGGGACTTGTAACGCCGCCGACCAAGCAAATTATTACAGGATAATTTATTATGGCAGGCGTAGTAAGACAAGGTGATCCAAATATAAATGGCGGACTAGCAGTTTTTCCTGTTGCTATGAGCGTAACAGTAAATGGCCGTCCTGTAGCAACAGTAGGTACTGTAGTTACATCACATCCTCCTTGTAGTCCACAACAACCACAACATTGTAAATCACTAATACCACTAGGAAGTTTTACGGTATTAGCCGAGGGCAAGCCTATTTCCTATGTGGGGCTACCGGATATGTGTGGTTGCCCTCGTGTGCTTGGCAGTTTCGATGTTCTAGTAGGACAATAATAATCGATGGTTTGTAAAAGTGCGATAACCTCTACAGTGATGACCGCCGCAGGCGGTTTTATTGCTAACGGCGGGTTAACTAGTGTATTCGGGTCGGCACCGTTGGCAGTAAGTGGCCCACTTGCTAATGCTACTTCGGCACTTACATCTCAACCTTGGATGCAGAGTTTAACAACAACACTTGGTTCAATGAAAGACTCGGTTGTTGGCTTTACTAGCCAAATGACTCAAGGCTGGAATATGCTACAGTCGCAACTCGGCGAAGGTGTGTTTAATGCTGCGCTAGGTTCGTTTGGGGCAAATGCCGCCAAAGCACTCGAAGGCACAGTATTGCAAGGCCTTAACACCGCGGTACAGTACGGACAATCGTGGGCAATACAAACAGTAGGCAGTATCCCAATCGCTGGCCAAGCATTTGCATCGGTGATTGCCGACCCTTCGAAACTTGGTACAATGTTAGCACAGGCCGAAGGTTATGCCCAACAAGCCAATAAATTTATCAGTTCTGCATTAAACTCTGACATACTTGACAAGACTTGGCAAGGACTTGACAAAGTTATGACCGGCGGTCTAGATGGGGTTAGTACCTGGGCCAAAGGCCTTGGTGACGACATTTCTAAACTAGGTAACGTCGTTAGTTGGGAAAATATTAGCAAATTAGGGTCACCTGGGCAATTGCTTGCTAACATTGCTAACTCTGGAAATATTGGAGAGATAGGAACTAAAATAGGCGATATGGTTCTTAGCACTGACGTAGTTAAAAATCTAGGTGGCAATCTCGTTAATGCAGCAATTCTTTCCGCACAAGGACAACCGGTTACATTAAACAACCTTGGTATCGATGTACAAGGTATCATGGCACAAGGCGCTGCTTTACCTGCTGCATTTCAAAAATTAGCTTACAACGAGTTGGGCAAAGTCACTGGCCCAGCATTGTCTCAAGTACAAAAAGTTTTAGGTAGCGATATTGCAAATCTTACATCAGCACAGGATTTATTAAACCCGCAAAAGATTTTACCTAACGCATATCAAACACTACAAACTGTAATTAAAACTGCTAGCCCTGGGTGGCGAGCAATTTATGAAAATGAATCTGGGTCGGTTAATCCAGAGTTGGATTTTTTAGGCGGTGATCTCAAAGGAATTATACCTGACGATCTTGCAGTAGCCAATGCTGCTCTTGCACGTAGTTTTGGCCAGGTAAAAAACATCACAAACACCGACACTGAGAGATTAGCAATGGCATTTGCAGGCATTGAAACTGCCAAAGGATTGCCAGATATGCAAAGCATAGAATCACCATTGCCCCCTGGGGTTAAGAATTTCTGGGAAGCACAGTATAATGACTCTAGTGGTGTAGTTTTAGGCACAGGAACCAAGGGAACTTATACTGTTTGTGATGTGATGGGATTCGCCAGTGGCTATAATAGTGCACAGCCTATTGCAGATATGTCCGAGATAACTGCGCAAATTGCAGCGGCAGGTGGTTTTGATTATTTCACAGGATCTACATCTAGTTCATCAATTGGGTTATATAACGTAATTCAGAATTTTTGCGCTGGAGATTATAATGTTCCTATTGAACCGGCACCTCCAGAACCTGGTTCTGAATCTACACCATCAACTGAGCCACTCGGTTGGGTTGTTATTATACCAGAAGGGGTTTGGGGAGAAGGTACCTATGGATCATTGACTGTTCCTTATTCTACTCTTGAACAAGCATTTGAAGATGCTTGGATGAATGGTATTTTACCAGCAGCAGCCAAAGCAGTCGGGTTAGCACACGCAGAGCACAAGGAGTTAGTTAATAAAGCCAATGAACTTAATAATCAGTGGACTGAACAACTTGCTAGGGAATACGTTAATCAACAACGTATTCAAAACACCAACGGTACAACAAGATTTCGAGGAACGATTTCTGGTACTACGCTAACAGTAACACAAATAGTCTCTGGAACTATTGAGCCTGGGTTAGTTTTATCTGGCGCTATTGCTGACGATTCAACAAACGTTTCTCTAGCAGGCGGAACAACTATCGTTTCGGGAGGCGGCTCATCGTGGCAAGTAAACGTAAGTCAAGAACTTCCAAATGAGTTATTTTTTACAGCATTGCCTTTGGTTGATTTTAGCACTCTTAAAGGAACTGATACTGTAGCAATGCAGTTTGCTGAAAACCTGCACCGTTACGGAAATGACACTAGTGTTGGTGGCGTAGCACAGTATCTCGAAGGAATTGCCGACACAAGTTCCTTAGGTGGTCAAAGCGTAATTGCGGCAATGCGCGAAGGTCGAAATATTGCAAGATTAGAAGCCGCTGGCCTTGCTGACGATACATCATTTGATCAGTTTACACCACAACCACAAGCAGAATTATCGAGCGGGCAAAACAACAAAGAAGAAGCACTAGATCAACTTATAAAGAGTTAAATACAAACATGGCACAGCAAATGGAAGAAGTTACAATTCGAGTACGTATCAACGGGTTAACCGAAATAACCTATTTGCTTCCTGCACCTGCAATGAACGCAGCACTAGCACTTGCTAAAGCCCAATACGGAAACGACAAAGTACTTGGCATAATTCGTAGCCGTTTAGTCAACGGTTGACCTAAAATACCCTTTTTGCTATAATAGCACTATTGTAAACTCAATAGGTGCTTGTTATGCCTCAATCTGAACTAATTGACTGCGAAGAATACAACAAGATTTATCCTGAAGATGTAGAGTTTTGGGCCTGGGCTGAAGCAATGGAACAGGCGTATGTTAAAAGCATAACTATTAATCAACAATCATGACTGTAAATAATACTGTACTAGAAAAATATCTAGGCGAACAATTTAATGGATTAAAGGTGGCAGCAGACTGGATTCGCGATTTAGAAAGTTCAGATAGTCGCACACACAAGGAAGCAGTAATTGAAAAAGCACTTGTGGCAGCACGACTAGGGAGTTCCAACGCCCAGTGTTTCTTGTACAACTGCTATCTAGCATATAATCCATTTTTTGTTTACGGTGTACGCCAAGTTCCTGAAACTGAGGGACTCGAACACAAAGAAAACCCGTGGCCTGCTTTTTGGGGCATGGTTGAAGCACTACGCACTCGCAGCGTTACTGGTGGTAATGCTCGTGCTGCAATCGAAGCAATGAGCCAACGTTTTGATTCTGTACAATGGAATGGCATGTGTCGCCGTGTGCTAATCAAAGACCTGCGCTGCGGCATCAGCGAAAAAACACTTAACAAAGTACTAAAAAACTCGGAATGGAAGATTCCAGTTTTTACATGCCAACTCGCACAAGATTCCAACGACCACCCAAGTAAAATGACAGGCAAGAAGCGTCTCGAAGTCAAACTTGACGGTGTTCGTGTGCTAGCCGTGGTTAATGGAAACAATTGCACATTATACAGTCGCAATGGCAAAGTCTTTGAAAACTTTCCACAGATCCGAGAAGCGATTGAGAATACTCGTCCAGCATTTCAATATGGTGTGGGCATGGGCGGCCGCTTTGTGCTCGACGGCGAGATTGTTGGCGAAAGTTTCCAAAAACTAATGCGTCAAGCACATCGCAAGTCTGACGCTAATACCGTCGGCATGGTATATCATATATTTGATGTGATTCCATTGGATAGTTTTGAAGAGGGTCACTACAATGCACAACAAAGTAAGAGACTTGAACATCTACGCCGTACTGCCACTGGGCTTGTAGAAAGTGATTGTTTGCGTATTATGAATGGTCTTGACGTTGATTTGGATACTGCCGAAGGCAAAGATCAAATGCAACGCTATGCCGAAGAAGCAGTAGCACAAGGCTTCGAAGGCATTATGATCAAAGACGTTGACGCACCATATGAGTGTCGTCGCAGTAGTTTTTGGATGAAGTGGAAGCCCACAATCACAGTTGATTTGAACATTGTGGATTTTGAAGAAGGCACAGGCCGAAATGTAGGACGACTTGGTGCATTTGTTTGTGAGGGAGTAGACAATGAGCGTCGAATTAGAGTTAATGTTGGCAGTGGTCTTTCTGATAGTGATCGGGTTGAGTACTGGGCCGCTAAAACCGACCTTGTTAATCAAGTGGTGGAAATCCAGGCGGATGCAGTAACACAAAACCAAGACGGAACGTACAGCCTACGCTTTCCACGTTTTGTTCGATTCCGCGGTTTTGAACCTGGAGAAAAGGTATAACAGCCTTTGACAAAAACCATAATTCTGTGCATAATAAGCCTATGCACAGAATTATCATAGAACTACAAACAGTTGATCAATGGTACTCGGTAATTCGAGAGGCCAATACTTGGTTTGGCCCAAAGAACTGGCGCGGACAAAACCATGTGCGTAAAAAACTAGAGCGCAACGCTGTATGGTGGGGTAACAGCAATTATGCTGCTATAAAAAGCGTTCCTGTATGGTTTGATGTGCCCGACCCACAATTTGCTACTTGGGTAAAACTAAAGTACGCACTACCCGGTGATGTAAAAACCGCTAAATAATACTCTATGTTCTTAAGTTACTTAACTTTGTTCGTTGCGTTATCGTTAAGTGTGGTAGCCGCTTTTTATTCTATAGCGGGCTTAGCCGCTATTTTCGCCGCGGCTGTTGTTCCTATTGTTATTATGGGCTCCATCTTGGAAGTTGCCAAGTTGGTTGTTACTGTATGGCTACACGAATACTGGCACCAATGTAAACGCACAATGAAGATGTATCTAGTACCAGCAGTCATGGGATTAATGCTGCTAACTAGTATGGGTATTTTTGGATTCTTATCCAAAGCACACTTGGATCAAGCAGTACCGAGTGGGGATATTGCTGCTAAGGTAGCCCTATATGACGAAAAAATCAACTCACAAAAAGACAACATCAAAGCCGCTCGAGCGAATCTTGCCCAACTTGATGCCGCAGTTAATGAAACAATGGGACGATCAACTAGTGAGCAGGGTGCTGACAAAGCAGTTGCCATACGCCGAGCCCAAGCCAAAGATCGAGCAGCCCTTACCAGAGAAATTGAACAATCCCAAAACACAATCGCAAAACTCCAAGAAGAGCGAGCCCCGATCGCAGCAGAGCAACGAAAAGTGGAAGCGGAAGTTGGACCCGTTAAGTATATTGCGGCTCTCATCTACGGGGACAGCCCCGACACAAACCTCTTAGAAAAAGCAGTACGTTGGGTTATTATTTTATTAGTTTTTGTATTTGACCCACTGGCAGTTATGATGCTATTAGCATCAACAGAAAGTATTAAATGGGAGCGAGGCATTGTTGAGCCCGCGGCAGAGGAGACTGCCGAACCCATAAAAAAAGCACCACCCTCAATTGAGGACATTCGTAAATCAGTAAAAAGCGCAGTATGGGATGAAGATGCCCGGGCTGCCGAGGCTAATGCTTTGCTCGCTGAAGTAGAACGTGAGCCCGAAACCGAAGTATTTGAAGAACCAGTTGCTCCGGAAGTTGCGGAACCTGTTGAACCTGAAGATTTAGATGTTCCTGTGCTTGAAAATGAAGAAACTTGGACACAACGAGTTATTGACGAAACCGGTGATCTAGAACGCCCGGGCGATTACAAATTAGATCCTGACGCACTTGAAAAACAAGCACGCCGTAATTGGAAAAACGCACACCCTGACGAAACAATCAAGCACCAAGAGCGTTTATTTGAACAAGGTCTAATCGATCATCTACCATGGGATGAGCCATCAGTTAGTTTTGGCAACACATT